AGTTTAGATGCACAAATAGCAGAACAAAAAACACCAACAAAAGCAACTGGAAAGCCTTGGTCGTAATATGGGAATGGGTGTAAAACATTACAAGAAAGATGGAACAGTCCATAGGGGTAGTATGCATAAAATGCCTAACGGTCAACTACATTCTGGCAAAAAGCACACTAAGTCAAGTGTCAGATTGTTCCATTACGGTGATTTAAAAGAGAAGGCTAAGCTTAAAGCAAGAAAAAGTTGGAAGAAGAAATGATTGAAACCTATGCAGAGTACGGAGCCATTGGTGTCATAGTCTCGCTATTTGTAATGATGATAGTGAATCTTATGAAAAGCCAGCGTGCTCAAAACGAAGACCTAGATGTTATTAGGCAGGAGATAACAAAAATAGAATCCACAGTAGAAAATGTAGAGGGTATTGTTATCAAGTTGATTGAGAGGTGGAACAAGTCAGACGATACAAGTGCTCGACATAGGGAGGATATTGTAAAAGAACTAAATGACGTAACTGATGATTTGGCGTACTTAAAGGGACGTATCAATGGAAAGGCGAGTTAGTTTTATGGTAGATTCGACAAAAGCTGTTTTAAACGGAGCAGTAGGAGTGGGAGTATGGTGGACTAGCCTACCAATGATTTTGCAAATGGCAGTGTCTATTGCAACTTTAGTATATTTATTAATTAAAATAAAAAACGAAATAAGGAGCTAATATGCTACAAAAAATGGTTATGGAATATCTCTTTAACGAAGAGAATAAACAGAAAGTTATTGAAGAGTTAAATAAGAATGTAAATATTCCAATCATCAACGAAGATACAGAAGAGAAGATTATCTCTGCTATTTATAATGTCTTTGAAGATGTGATGGGAAAGGTTTTAAATAAGTAATGCCAAAATTTAGCAGAAAAAGCAAGCATAAACTATATACTTGTGATGAGAGACTAGTTGGTTTGTTTGAAGAAGTAGTTAAAGGTTTTGATTGCACAATAATAGAGGGTCATCGTGGACAGAAAAAACAAGATGAAGCTTATGATAAAGGGAATAGCAAAGTCAAATTCCCAAATGGTAAGCATAATAAAAGCCCTAGCATTGCTGTTGATGTCGCTCCTTATCCTATTGACTGGTCTGATAGGGATAGGTTTCACTACTTTGGCGGCTATGTTCTTGGAGTTGCTAGACAGATGGGATTGAAGATAAGATGGGGTGGAGACTGGGACATGGACACACAGACAAAAGACAACAACTTTGATGATTTGGTACATTTTGAGATAAAGGAATAATGCCTAAGCAGTTTAAAACATACAATCGTTTTGAAGGTGGTTTAAATACTAAAACTAACCAGAGGTCTATTCAAGATAATGAATTAGCTCAGGCTAACAATGTTATTGTGGATGAGTTTGGTGTTGTAAAGTCTTCTGGCAAGGCAAGTGTTAATACTACTAACTACGCTGCTCAGACTATAGACGCATCTGAACCTGGATACGGTTTATTTCAGGCTCGTTTTGATTATAATGCTGCAGGAAACAACACACCTACTGTTGCAACGTTTCTAGCAGACACGGATGCTAGCGCTGACACAAGAGTAGATGTTTACTTTTCTGGTGGTTCTTGGTCTAGTGATGCTATAGACATAGGAGATGGTGATAATGATACTGGTGGTAAGATAATATACCACATTGCTGATGGAGGAGTTAGGGTTTGTGATTCTGAGTTTGGCAGCACAGATGTTAATATAAAGAACTACAGTTTTATCGAGAGGTCTGGTGGGTGGTCTGGCAATAATCCTGGAGGAACTGCTTATTCTGCTGGTTTCCAAACTACAGATGTTTTGCTATCAAAGCCAACTGCTGGGATAGCTAGTAAAGATATATATTTTAACGGAGTGAATGCTGGTGGAAATAGTATTACATTAAATTCAGATACCAGCACTGTTTTTGAAGCTGCGGCTATAGGTTCACAGTTAGATGGAACAAGTTTTACAGATGCTACTTGCGACACCACAAGTGGCAATGCTAATGTTACGATGAATAATACAATTCTAATTAGAGTTGGGATGAAGGTTACTGGAACAGGAATCGCTAATGATACATACGTATCTTCTATATCGTCATCTACCAATATTGTATTAAGTCAAAATGCAACTGCAACGAATACAAACGTAACTCTTACCTTTAGTGGTGGTCAATATTTTGCTATAAACAATAATACTAAAAGCTCTGCTAGTACAGCGTTTGATGTGATATTTTCAAGAACAGATGACGATACTGTAGCTACTTCAGCTGGTGGCGCTGACTGGTCTAATGCTTCTCACACATGGAATCTTTATCCTCCATCTGGAAAAGGATGGAATTTGGATATAGATGTTACAGCTAGTGAAGGAGATTGGATTGCTGGAACTTATGAGTTTGCTAGTACTTTTATATATGATAACGCACAAGAGTCTTTACCATATGAAATGGCTGGAACTATTGCTATAGCAGCTGATGATAAACTAACCTGCACTATTTTTGCTACAGAATTATTTGGAGCAGATTCAAATGGTAATAGTAGGTTTCCTGGAAGGGTTACTGGTGGAAGAGTGTATTCGAGAATATCTGGAAGTGATGATGAGTGGGTGCTTCTTGGTGATATCAATATCTCTAGAGGCGTAAGACCATCTTTATCTGGGAGCTATGTAGAATGGTCTACAGAATACACCAATGCACCTTTTGTATACTCTAGATTTGTTAGCACATCAATCAATGCAGATACATATGAATCTTTAAATGGATTCTCTCAAGATGAAAAATATATATCTCTAGGTCAAAATGGAGAAAGCTATAAAACAAGTGTAGTATCTAACAGAAGAGTATTTATAGCGAATGTGAAAAGGTATGATTCAAATAATGCTCTTAGAGTTCGCTCTGATAGTATCATGTATAGTGAGATAAATAGATTTGATACGTTTCCTAATTTTAACTTTATTGATATTGGTGTGAATGACGGAGATGAGTTTATCAAACTTGAAGCCTTTGCAGATAGACTGTTAGCGTACAAGGAAAATACTTTATACATTATTAATATAGGTGGTGGTTCTGATACTCAATGGTTCTTAGAATCAGAGCATAAGAATATGGGTGTAGCTTTTCATGCTGCAGTTGTTAAGACAGAGTTTGGGGTTGCTTGGGTAAATGAAAACGGATTGTTCTTCTATGATGGTTCTCAAATAAGAAACCTTCAGAACAAAATTTTAGATTCAGATTGGAAAAGTTTTGTTAACGATGATACTATGATTGGATACCAACCAACTCAAAACCATCTTGTTATTATGAGAGATGCAGCAGCATCTGGTTCTACTAGTGGAGATTGCTATATATACAGCTTTATTACAAATAGTTTTACATTTGTTAAGCAGTTAATTGCAGATTCTATAAAAACAAATATGATTACCGATGCTTATAATAATCTTACATTTCAATCTGGCTTAAGTAATTTATATTCTTACAACGGAGAACCACAGTCTACGGATGAGTTTGATATCAAGCTAAAAGATGATGATTTTGGATTACCAAACATAGTAAAGAAAATATATTCTGTTACGATTGAATATGCAACTGATGCAACCAGTAATAGCTCAGTAAAGTGTGCATACATTAGCACATCTGGAGAGCCACAAACACAGACCATAGGAAACTTAGACAGTACTACAAGCTCGGATATTTTTAAAGTTCAGAATATTGCAGTTTCTCCAGTAATATCAGCATCATCTTTTCAGTTGCAAGTAGACTTAGGTACTGCATCTAAATCTAAAATAAATAATATTGGTATAGAGTATAGACCAACTAGGAAGAGAATCACCTAATGGCGATTGATAGAGAAAAAAGATTTTTATACAACTCTAAAGGAGTGCAGACTAAACTTCAGAGAGGTGTTCCTCCAGCTACATCTGGAAACGATGGAGAGGAGAGGGTTGTTAGAACAAGTAATGGTAAGCTTAGGCTTTATAGAAAAGAGCTAGGGGCTTGGTACTATTTAGAATTTACAAGGAGTTAATATGAATCCAGCATTATTAGCAGCGGCAAGAGCAGCTTCAGGAATAGGCTCAGCTAGCACAGGAGCTTTGCTAGGTTTAGAATCATTATTAGAAAAAACAGGAATAGCAGATTCGTCTAGAAGGCTTTTTGAGAGCGAGAGGGCATCTGCCGAAGCAGCACAGGAGCAAGCAGCAGATGTAAACATAGGAAGACTTTTGTTAGGTGGAGCTGGGTTGCTTTTAGGTGGAGTTCCAGGTGCATTTATAGGAAGCTTGGCTGGTCAGTTTGCAGGTAAAAGAGGTAGAAAAAGACCTCAGGTATCTGCAGGAGAAACAGATGGCATGTTTTACGCTGGGACTAGAAAAAAGATATCACAAAGAGCAGAAGATATTAATCGCTTCATTGATAGGGCTAATGAAAGCTTTGGAGCTCAAGCTCTAGCTACTAGTGTTAGTGATGCTTTTTTAGCAAATCAAGCGTTGACAGCGCTACCTGGATTAAAAGCAGCTCCATCACTTTTAAAAGCTGGAGTAACTCCAGGAGTTGAAGCTGGTTTTAGTTTTAGAGATTTATTTAAATATAGACCACAAACAACTACTCCATTGTTAGATGTCCCAGGCTTAGAAAGATTAACAACAGAATCTTTTCAGGCACCTAGAATACCTCTAGGTTCTCCCAGAACAGCTGTATATGGAACACAGGGTGATTTTAGTGGCAATATTCAAGATTTAATAAGGAGCTTAAGAGGATGAATGATAGACAAGACATAACCTTTCAAGAGCTTTTAAGAGAGCTGGGTATGGGGCAATATTCTGGTATGCTAGGAAGCCCAGAACAGGTAGCTGCAAACTTAGGATTTGGAGGTCAGCAAGCTGAAGAATTTGCTAAATTCTTTCCTGGATTTGACCAAAGTGCACTATTAAGAGCAGCTGAATCTGGTCGGCAGGCTATAGAAAGAAGAGGTGAAGAATTATCAGAGTCTTTTCAAGGTGGATTGGGAAGTTTATCTCAACAGCTAGGTCAGAGAACTAGAGAAATTAGCGAATCTGCAGCTCAAAGAGGTGGTACGTTTGGAGCTACTGAAAGAGCTAGGGAAGAGTTAGCTGAAACATCAAGTGAAAGCATAGCTGATTTATTATCAAGAAGAGAAACTGGATTGGAAGCTATAAGAACACAAGAACAGCAGCAACAAGCATCCTTAATAGGGCTAATACAGCAAGCAGTTCAAGGTGCTTATAGAAGAGGTA